GCGATCCCTATACCTGTGAGGAGCTCGGGGACTTGTTCCTCCGGGTGGACGCCCTCCCCCGTGCGAATTTCTGGTTTGCCTATGAGGTTGGCCACACGATCCCGGCTGTCACCGGGAGCTATGTCCTCGGCGATTGCGCTACCGGGGCCTGTGTCCTCGCCACGGCCGAGGAGGACTGCGACGCCGAGGCCTCCTATCCCTACTGGGACAGCTCCCCCACCTCCGGGTGGGTGATCCGGATGGTGGACTCCCCGCTTTACTACGGCCGGGGGTGGCTCGAGCTCGGGGCGGCGGACAGCAAGGTCCGGTTTCTCAAGTCCTGGAAGGATGCGGAAACCCTGTGCCTAGACCATTTCTCCCAGGCCGATTGCTCGAGCATGCTCAATGAGGTCAACCCGTGTTGGCTACGGACTGACGGCCTCTATTGTCGCCATGGTAAGCTATACGGGCCCGGCCAAGGAGGGACCACCCCTTGCACAGTCCAGGACACGGACGTCCAATATCCCTGCTCAGACTTTGGACACGGACCGGACTGGGCCCCGGCGGTGATCACCGCCATATTCTGGGGGGACGAAGGCGGCCCACCCCTGAGCGATCTGGACCTTCCGGACTGACATGAGCGAAAGCGGGAGCAAATCGGACGAGCGATTGAGGGGGTGGCTCGCTCTCGGGCTGGTAGCGGCCGGCGGCCTGTACGCCGCCCAAGAGGCCTACAACCGCGGCCGGATCGCAGATGCCCAGCGCTCCGAGCGGATCCGGACCAACACCGAGGCGGTGGCGGAGCTCCGGGCCGAGGCCAGGGATCTGGCCAACCGCGTCACCACGATCGAAGCAAGGATAGGATCCAAGCCAAAACGGCGGAGGTAAAAACCATGACGGGAGCTCTGGACATGATCGAGACGGTGAGACGGTGGGCAATGGTGCTAGTGGGAGCGCTGATCTTTGCGGTGGCGGTACTGATCCCCAGGATACTCTGGGGCCAGGATGCTCCACCGGAGGAGCTCCAAGAGGCCGGGCGGCTGGCCTGGCTCCAGTGGATCCCCTGGGCTGTGGGTGGTGTGGTGGCCCTGGCCGGTGGGTTTGGGCTCTGGAAGTGGCTCAAGGAAAAGCTGGGGATCTGGTTTGATGCGCTCGAGGCCAAAACAGGGATCACCTTCCTGGCCCACGTGGATGAGATCCTCGTTGGTGTCGCCGGCATGGCCTATGATCGGATCCTCCACAGCAAGGATGGATCCGCCTGGCTCCAGAAAGCCACCGCGGATGGCAAGGTGGATCCCGAGGAGTGGGCGGAGCTCTGGGAGCTCACCAAGGAGCTCGGCCTCGAGCTCGTAGACCTCAACCGGCTCAGGTCCTTTGTAGCCAGCCCTGAGGCCTATGTTGAGAGCCGGATCGGCCATGCAATCGCCGAGAGCAACCGGAGGGGGCAAGGCTCGAATCGCCCGGGAGCACCGGCGCCGGCGCCAGCCGCCCCGGCTGCGGCGGACCCTTCGATCCCGTAGAGGCTGGGCTTGATGCGGCCCGGCGGATGGCCGCCGGGGCCGGGACTCTACGGGCTGGGGTGCTAGCGGACGCATCCGGGATCGGTGCCAGGATCCATGCTCGCTACCGATTTGATGATCACTGGTACGGCTACGCCGAGGCCGGGGCTCAACATCGGTGGGGCTCTGGCCGGGTGGACCCCTACGGGATGGCCGGGATCGGGCTGGACTGGTAGCGTTGATCATGCCGATCAAACATATCAAGCAACAGCCGGTGACCTGGGCGGCTGCGGCCATGGCGCTGGCCGGGGTGGCGAGCCAGGGGGTTGAGGCGTACACCTCCCGGGATGACAAGCACGCCGAGATCAACGCCAAGCAACACACAGAGATCGAGCTCCTCAAGTCGGAGCTCAAGGACCTCGCCGATACCGTGAGCGGAGTGAAGGTCAGCCGCCGAGATCAGTGGGTGGCGATCACTGAGCTCAAGGTCCAGCTGGCCCGCCTCGAGGGGGCGGCCGAGGCTCTCGCCTCAGGCAAACGAGGGGAGGCCCGCCGGACCCTGTCCGCCGAGGCGCCCCCACCGCCGGCCATGGTGGTGGAGCTCGAGCCCAAGCCCGAGCCAAGGAGGAGGGCCTCACCGGTCACCAGATCGGCGAGACCCAAGGCCAAGTCCAAGCGGGCCCAGCTCCAACAGACGATCTCGGAGATCTACGGCGAGGAGGATTGAGCATGCTCCCCGATTGGATCGACCCCTACCAGCGGATCCCGGATCTCGATCACAGCGATCGGCACGGCCAGGAGGTGTTGGGCCAGGTGATCCACGCCACCGCGGCCGGGCGGACCCAGTCCCTTTGCTCCTGGGCGGCCACCTCACCGCTGGGCCGGAGCTGGCACCTGGCGATCTCGCGGGGCGGATCGGTCTACCAGCAAGTGGCCCTCAGCCGATCGGCATGGCATGCGGGCCGGTCCAGGTGGAAGGCTCTGGATCTCAGGGGAGCACAGGTCAATGCCGCCACGATCGGGATCGAGCTCGGGAATCACCTCATGCTGGAGAACCTTGGCACGGGATATTTCTACGAGCTCGGCGGCCGGTTCTACCGCTACAAGGGACCCGATCCCGTGTTTGCTTCGCTCACCTACCCGGGCGGCCACAAGGTTGAGGGCTGGTGGGAGCCCTACCCGGAGGTGCAGATCGATGCGCTCGAGCGCTACCTCAACGAGCTCGGGGAGGCCGGCTACCCACTGAGGCTGATCGGGCATGAGGAGATCGCCACCCCCGAGGGCCGCAAGCTGGACCCGGGCCCGTTGTTCCCCTGGCAACGGTTCGCCGGGATGCGGGGGCCGCAACCGGACCCGCTCACCCAGGCCGAGCTCGAGATCTGAGATCTTGACCGGGACCGCGCATACACCTATGGTGTATGGACACCCAAACAGGAGATCCCGACCATGTCCACAGTCCGAGCCCTAGAGCCCAACGAGTCAAACGCCATATCTGCCGAGCTCGAGCGGTTGGCGCTGGCGGCCTCGCCACCGGCCACCCACCCCCACCGCAAGGAGGCGATCCGGGAGTCCAGAGACCGCCAGATCGAGGAGCTCATAGCGGACAGGGCGGACAAGCAATCCGACCTCGAGGCCGAGCGGGATATGGTGCTCGATCTGGTGCGTGAGCGGGATGAGCTACTAGACGCCATCGAGGCCATGCGGGCCCTGGATGAGATCACCCACAGCCAAGCAGCAATGGAGCGCAAGCGCGGGGACATGCTCAGGGAGGAGCTCCTCCGGGTGATGCGCCTGATCAAGTCCAATGCGATCTACGACAGCGCGGCCCTGGTGGAGGAGATCCTGGCCAAGCTGATCGAGGCCAACAAGGCGGCCGCCGGCATGATGGAGCCACAGCTATGAGCCTCAGACTGGTCAAGGATGACCGGGGCCTGGTGTCCTTGGTGTTGGACTTCGCTCCAACCTACTGCTCGATCACCATGGGCCAATTTGCGGAGTTTGCTCCCATGGTGCAGACAGCCATCATGGCCCAGATCGAGGAGCAGGTCCGAGACCCGGCCACCCTCCTGGCGGCCGAGAACAAGCTCCAGTGGGAGCTACTTGGGACCGTGATTGATGAGCTCACCGAGATCCGCGACACGGCCAGCCGCCTGAGCGAGCAGGACAAGGCCCGGCGCATCAAGCGGGCGGCCGAGCTCCGGGGCCAGGTTGGCCAGTGGGCTGGGGCTGGATCCCCGCCTGTGCTCGGCGCATCCTCCGGGGTGGGCCAATGATCGCCACCATGCTCGGCGCCAAGGACGGCCGTGAGATCGTGTTTCTGGGCCTCAACTCGGTGGACGTGGCCCAGCTGATCAACGGCAAGGCGATCGGCGGGAGCTCGGGGATCCTCGGCGGCCGTGGGATCTGTGTGCTCTCGGAGCATGACGATCAGGCCCTCCGGGCCAGGATGATCGAGATCTGGGGCCAGGAGGCCGTGGATCGCATCTGGCCAGAGCCAGACCAACCCCCAGTAGGGCAACCCGAATCTTGATCGGCAACCGACAGCCGATCAGGGGGCGCCGGTTTTTCTGACATGCTCTTCCGGCGCCCCCACTTTCGCACCGTACACGTATGGTGTATGGTGCTCACTCAACCAAACAGGAGAACCCGACATGCCAGAACGTCAGATCAGGATTTGGCCCTCAGCCGCAGATCGTTTCCTCGCCTGCCCGAGCTCGGCGCTACCGCCGGAGCGGCCTGAGCTCGCACAAGATCCAAGCTCCCCGGAGGCCCGGAGCGGGAGCAGTGGCCATGAGGTGGCCGCCTGTGTCCCGCATGGGAGGGAGCCAGACCTCGAGGAGATCGCGTCCCGCTACGGCGCCGATCCGGATGATCTCGGATACATCCACTGGGCCGCCAGCAAGGCCTGGGAGGAGCTCGGGGTTTACTTCCCCGAGTGTAGGGATGAGGTCAAGCTCACCCACAGCCTCGGCAATGTGGAGCTCGCCGGGGATGAGCTGGCCGAGGTGGTGTTGTCCGGGCGGCTGGATCTCCTGGCCGCCCCTCTCCTCGGTGATGCGCTCGAGCTCCTCAGCGTAGGGGACTGGAAAACCGGCCGCGGCCGGACCACCCACCGGGCCCAGATCAAGGCCGGGGCTCTACTCGCTGTGTACGAGCATGGGATGCCAGCCACCGGGGCGGTCCTCGGTGTGGAGATCTGGCTCCGCCATGGGGACCGTGAGATCGTCCAGCTGGACGAGCAGGCGATCGACGGGTTCCAGGACGAGCTACTCACCGCGGCCGGGGATGTGGGCCGGAAGTGGGGGGCCGGCCCTCACTGTGTATTCTGTCAGCATGAGCCAACCTGTGAGCTCCGGGCCGCCTGGGTCCGGTCCTCGATCCGCGATCTGTGCGCCATGGTCCTGGGGGACGAGCCAGTTCCGCGCGAGATCCTCGGGACCACAATCCGGGAGCAGCTCACGTTGCTCAGGCGGGTGGTGGCCAACGTGGACAAGCTGATCGCGGCCGAGCTCGAGCGCGGCCCGATCGACCTGGGGGATGGGACCGCCTGGGTCTACGGTGAGAGAATCACCAAACCGATCTCGTTCTCAGCCGGCGCCCACGTGATCGATCAGGTGGTGGCCAGTCCCGAGGAGCTCGATCGGGTGGTCAAGGTCAGCAAGGACAAGCTCCTCAAGTTGGCCGCCTCCCGAGTCCCGAAAGGCAAGGGGGCGGCCGCCAAGCGTGAGCTCCTCAGCCAGCTCGGCCAGGCCGGGGCCATCCTCGAGATCCCAGGACCCATCAAGCAAGTGGTGGGGATCGAGAAAGTGAGCGGGGCGGAGCCGCTGGAGCTCGGCGAGGCTGATCATGGCTGATGCGTGTGTCTGCATTGAGCCGGACTATTGTTTCAAGAGCCTGATCGCCATTGACGCCCAAACGTCAACCGAGCCTCGGCAGTGCATTGAGTGCGATCGGGTCATACCCCCTGGTGCGCCATTTCGGTGTGAGGCCTGTTATGATCCGCACATGAGGCGCCCGGTGGTGTTGGTCTACCGGACTTGCCAGCTATGCGCCTCGGTCCGTGATGACCGGTTTGAGTGTGGATGGTTCTTTGGGAACGTATGGGAGGATCTCCGGGATGCGGTTTGCTCCGACTGGATGGATGAGGACGATCCCGACTATGACCCAGATTGCTCATGGCTAGACCCGCCCACAGATCCGATCGTCGGCCCCGAGCCCTAGATCCAAACCACCCGACCTGATACACCATGAGTGTACGCCGGCACGGCCGGCCAACAGGAGAAACCCGACGATGACTCAGAAAGCACAGAACCGATCCGCCCCCCAGGGGGCCCAGACTGACCGAGAGCTCAACCGGAAACGGCGGGAGCTCCGTGACTATCTCACCGCCCAGCCACGGGTTGAGCTGATCGAGGCGGTCCTCCCGCCCAACCTCGAGGCGATCAGGATCATCAATATCGCCATCGCCGAGGCCGTGAATGATCCCACCGGGAAGCTCCTCAACTGTGATCCGCTCTCGATCTTGATGGCCGTTGCCCAGATGGGGCGCCTGGGCCTCGAGGTTGGAGGGGTGGCCGGTGAGGCCTACCTCATCCCCTACACCCACAAGAAAGGGCCAATGGCCGGGCGGACGGTGGCAAACCCCCAGGCCGGCTATCGTGGCTGGCTCAAGATCGTCCGGTCCGAGGTGGTGGGCCATGTGCGGGCCTCAGTGGTCCGGGAGAATGACCCAGAGTTCACCTTCCAGGAGGCCCCCCTCGAGGTCCGCCACGTCCCGCTGATAGGGACGGAAAAGGAGCGGGGCCCGGTGAGGTGCGCCTATGCGGTGGCGCTCACCCCAGATCGTGAGCTCTTTGACGCGGCCTGGCTGGGGACGGACCAGATCAAGCGGGCTCGCGATAGCAACCCGGCCAACTCGCCGGCATGGGGTAACTGGGCGGACGAAATGGCCAAAAAGGTGGCGGTCAAGCGGTTGTGTAAAACCTTGCCACTACTCCACCAGGCGGCCATGAGGGCGGCCCAGCTCTCGGCGATCGAGGATCGCGGTGATGCCATGGCCTACTATGACGCCGAGCTAGATCCCATCCGCCAGCGGGTGGAGGAGTCCCGGCCAGCCCTCCCGCCGGCCGGGCGGTCCCGCGGGGTGGAGCTCAAGGAGCTCAAGAACCTCAAGAACAAGCGCGAGCAGGCCGAGCCGGTCCGAGCTCGCCAGCGGCCCCAGGAGCGCCGGGCGGCCAATGGTCGGCCCAACCAGGAGGGCCTACCGCTCGATCGCCAGGAGGAGCCCGCCGAGCCTCCCCTGCCTACGGATGAGGACGCACCTCCAGCCAATGGCAACGGCCACGTGATCGAGGGGCAGCTGGTGACGGACCCGGCCACCGGTGAGGTCCTGGCGGACTACTCCGAGGTAGGCCCTCCCCCGATGGGCACCGATGACGCGGCCGGGTTCTAGGGCCGGACACAACTCCCCGGAAATGTCCCCGGACATTTCTCCAGACTTCTGTCCCCTCCCGCCCCGGGAGGGGAGAAACGAGCAGGAAATGAGCGAGCACCTGATCGAGCTAACTATCCGAGATTTTTTGAAGATCCAGGCATTGGAGGTGACACCGGACGGGAGCCCGATGATCACCCTGGCCGGACCCAATGCGGCCGGGAAGTCCTCCGCCCTCAAGGCCCTGAGGTGGGCGCTGGGCGGGGCGAAGCACGCCCCGGAGCGGCCTGTACGCAAGGGCGCCACCAAGGCGGAGGTGATTATCGAGACCACCAACCTACTGATCAGCAAGGTCCAGACCACCAGCGGGGCCCGGCTCAAGGTCAGCCAGCGGGACGGGGTCCCGCTCCCCAAAACAGCCCAGGCCACCCTCAACGCCATGGTGGGTGATCTCACCTTTGACCCGCTGGCCTTTTCGAGAATGCCAGAGGCCAAGCAAGCGGAGATCCTCACGGATCTGAGCGGGCTGGACCTCGGTGAGATTGAGGAGGACCGATCCACCCTCAAGGAGGAGCAGTCCGAGATCCGACGCCAGCAACGCCAGGCCAAGGCCGAGCTCGAGGCCCTCCCTGATCACGGCCTGGACGAGTTCGAGGAGCGCAACTCCGCCGAGCTGGTGGAGGAGCTCCAGGCGGCCGAGGAGATCAACCGGGAGAATCAAAAGAAACGGGACACCCTCGGGGAGCTCCGCCACACAGCCCGAAAGGAGGTTGCCAAGGTCCAAGCGATCGAGGAGCAGCTCCGGCTGGCCAAGCGCGATCTCGATGTGATCCGAGCAGCCGGGAAGCTTGCGGCCGAGGAGGCCAGCAACCTCAAGGACGTGGACACCGAGGCGATCCGTGAGGAGCTCGCCGGCCTGGACGAGCACAACGCCAAGGTGAGGGCCCAGGCTCGGCGGTTCCAGCTCGATCAGGATCTCAAGGCGCTCCAGTACCAGCTTGATGAGCGCACGATCGAGATCAAGGGCCTCGACAAGCGCAAGGCCGAGGCCCTCGAGGCCGTGAAGTATCCGATCGAGGGCCTCGAGGTTGAGGGCCGATCGGTGCTCTATAATGGGGTGCCACTGAGCCAGGCGAGCGGGGCCGAGACGATCCGGATCTCCACCGCGATCGGGTTTGCTCTCAACCCCGAGCTCAAGATCCTCCTGGTGGATGAGGGATCGGCCCTCGACTCCAAGGGGCTCGAGCTCCTCCAAGGACTCGCGGCCGAGGCCGGTGGGTTGGTGTTGATCACTAGGGTGGCCGATGGCGCCGAGTCGGTTGATGGCGAGGACGGATCCACGATCTACATTGAGGACGGCCAAGAGGTGAGCCAATGAGCAGGCAAACCAAAGGCGGCCCCGTCCGCATGGTGATCGGTGGCCAGGAGATCAAGGGGGTCGCAGCATACGCCACCAACTATGATGGCGCCGGGGCCGAGCACCCGGACGGGGAGGAGCGGATCCTCTGCTGGAGCCCCTCGATAGTGCAGGTGGTCAACCGCTACTTTGCGATCCGGATGGAGTTTCACCCACACCCGGCCGGGGAGGGGATGTGGGTGGCCGATCACGTCCTGGATCACATACCCACCGGGCTCAAGGCTTTCGGTGGTGGCTTGCTGGCGCCTGCAACCCGTGAACAGGCCGAGCTGGCGGCCGCCGGGCTGTCCTCGGCCCCGGTGGACTGGTCAATTTCAGACCGGGATGAGCTCGAGAGGATCCTCACCAGCCCAGCGATCAGTGGATTCGGCAAGATTGTGATCCATAGGTCGAGGAGCAACCAGCCCACAAGCTGGGGCCAGTGGAGCAAGGACAGCCTCGACACCACCGATGATCGGGGGTAGATCATGGGCTCCACGGCCGTGGTTTACGGGCTCGTCGGGAGCCCTCCTGGGCTGCGGCCGTGGAGCTCACCACCCGGATCTAGACAGCCGCCGGCCCCTCCTGTAGGGTGGCCCTGTGTGGACGATCCAAAACATCCGATAGACTTCCCCACCGCTGGCGCCCACCTTACTCGTCCACACAACGAGAGGCGCCGGCGGTTGGGGTTTTTGCTGGGGGCCCTGTGACCTGGACCAAGCTCGACTCGAACCACCCGGACCACCCCAAGATCGCGGCCCTCTCGGACGCGGCCTATCGGCTGTGGGTCTCGGCGATCTGCTACGCCAACCGGCATTCCACGGACGGGTGGGTCCCGAGCTCACAGGTGAGACCAATGATCCCCAAGTCCCGCTACCCGCTCAAGGCGCTTTCGGAGCTCGCTCGGGTCGGCCTCGCTCACCTCTCGATTGACTCTCCCGGCGCTCTCGACTGCTCCTCGCCTGTGTGTCCGGTCGCTCTCGGCGCCAGCTCGGGCGCCCCTCCGGCGGATGGGTTTTGGCTCCACGATTTTCTAGCCTACCAGCCAAAGGCAAGCGAGACCGCGGCCTTACGTCAGAAACGAGCGGAGGCCGGGCGCCTTGGTGGCCTGGCAAAAGCCAGAGCAACCGCCAAGCTAGCAAACCTACCCCGATCCGATCCGACCCGATCCGATCCGGTCCCAAGAGAGAGAGAGAGCGGATCCGGGGACTGTTCAGATCTCAAGCAACTGGAGGCCTGGGGGTTCAAGCGCTGGGGGGCCCTCACGGCCGTGGATACGGTTGAGGCATCCAGGCGCCTGCCGATCATGGCCCACGAGCTCGAGGCCCTCACTCGGTGCAAGGGAAAGCGCTGGGCCTACCTGTGGCCCGTGCTGGATGACATCCGCGAGAGGGCCAGCAAGCCCAAACCGGCCAAGGCCGTCCGGAGGACCGCAGAGCTCGAGGATGAGGATCGGATCGTTGATATGCTGGAGGCTCAGGACAGGAGGAGGGCCAACCGTGGCAGATGAGCGAGCAGGGCACAGGGCGTTGATCAGAGGGATGGGGGCCATGCGGGACTGCTATCCCTCGTACTACGTGATCGATGAGGACCATTGGAGGAGGCGGATCGCGGCCTACTGGGAGGCGGTCAAGAAGTACCACCCGATCACGATCGAGCGGGCCTGTGAGCTCGCCCCCACCGAGGACCACCACCCCAAGAAGTACCCCTCCGCCGGTGAGCTGGCCCTCATTTGCAGGCGGGTCCAGCGGGAGCTCACCGAGGCCGGCGCAATCCAGGCGCCCAAACGCCACACCCACAGCCCTGGCGGACAGCCTCGAAAGCTGGATCCTGACAGCCCGTGGGAGCGGCTGATCGAGCGATGGGAGCAGGGAGGCCAGAGGCCGGACGAGTCCCTCGAGGACTTCCACCTCAGGCGGATCCGGGAGCTCAAGCTGATCTGGAACAACTCCCACGGGGTGGACCTCGATCCAAGGAGGGCTGGCTAGTGTCACACGGGATCGGGGCGATGGAGTCCCAGCGGCTGGCGGAGGCGATGCTCCAAGGAGCACAGAGGTTCGAGGTGGACGAGCTCGAGGCCAGATACTACAGGCGTGAGCCGGACGGGGCCTATTGCGTGGAGGTCCTTGTCCCGGGCTACCGGTACCAAATGTGCCTAGCCAGCTCCCTGGATCTGCCGAGCTACCCGGAGCTCATTGAGGCGGCCCACGCCCACAGAACGAGGAGGGCCCCCAAGCCAAAACGGTGGCGCGGATGACAGGCCAAACCACAGGCTTGGGGCCCTCCGAGTAGAAAGGATCACCCATGTCAATCCACCAGGACCTGCTAGAGGCCGGCGCCGAGTTCACCGAGGAGGACAAGCGACCAAGCAAGCGGCCGCCCTATCGCCTCTTTGACGCCCTGTGGTCTCTGTTCTCCAATGTGGACGGGTTCCGAAAGGCGGTGGAGGCCCAGGTCAGGCCCAAGATCCAGGAGGGGATGGCGGCCGATATCGCATTGGCCAGCGGACTGGCCGAGCTCTTCGCCGGCGCCATCACCGAGGCCACCGGGATGAGCAGGGAGGCCCTCGGCACCCTCAGCCGCCAGGGAGCCACCAAGGACATGCTGGCGCCCGAGGCCATGATCGTGGACTGGGGGGAGAGCCAGCTCACCCAGGATCTCCGGCTCACCCTCAGGGGCAGCTGGGCGATCAAGTCCGAGGGGAGCTATCGGATCGAGCTCGAGCGCAACCTCCTGGTGAGCTGGGAGCCAGCCGCCGGGCGGATCACCTTCCACCGGGAGATCAGAGCATGACGCCCCCACACCCCTACGGGACCCTCCCTCAACCGCTGATGACGGAGCTGGCCTGGTACTCAACCAGGATCAGGAGCAAGCGGGGCCACTGGCTGTGGTCGGTGGTCGGGTGGTTTTCCGAGAAGTGGCGGGATCGGATGTGGAACACCTACCGCCTACCATTCTGCCAACCGGTGATCTGGGTGGCGGCCCTCCGTGATCTCCCGCTGACCGACAAGGACGCGGGGATCATCGCCCATGAGCTCCGCCACGTTGCCCAGTGCTCCAGCTTTCTGGGCCTGTGGTGGACGGTCCTGCTCAACACGATCCTCCCGCTCCCGGCCCTGTTCAGTGGCCGCTGGTTCGTAGAGCGGCGGCCCTACCTCCTCGACATACGCAACGGCCGGAAGTCGATCGACTCGGCGGTCAATCTCCTTTGGGCCTCCTACGGCTGGTGTTGGCCCAAGCCCCTCATGCGCCGATGGTTTGAGCGCCACCAGGAAAACCCCGATGCCGTCCTCAGATCCCGCTGGCTCTGGTAGCCGCCTCGAGCACCGCCAGGGCTGGCATTATACGGACTGGTCAGACTTCCGGATCGAGCTGGTGATCAGCGGTGAGCCGGTGATCCTCAAGAACACCAGGGAGCTCCTGATCCTCCCCGGGAAGGGCGGCCAGCGCGGGTTCCGTTGCCACAGCTGTGGGGCCTCCCTGAGGCCGAGCTCCAGACCGAGCAAGGTGGCCCAGCTCTGGACCAACCTGGCGATCGGGAAGCTCAAGCTCCAATGGTGGCGAGTCCAGCGCCAGCCGATCCCCAAGGGGGTTTTCCTCAATGCCGCGATCGTGAGCTGGCTCCCCAAGGGGAAGCGGGGGGACTCGAGCAACCTCTACCAGGCCCCTGAGGATGCGCTCACCAAGGCCGGAGTGATCGCGGATGACCACTGGATCCGCACGCACAACGGCTCAGACCGGATGCGGGACCGACACAGGCCAAGGGTGGAGATCGTCCTCACTCCCTACCGCCCGACCATGAGGGAGGAGATCCGCCACGCCCAGGCCTAGACTTCCACCGGCGGGTGGGATACACCATAAGTGTACGCTGGCACCGCCGGCCAACCAGGAGAAAACCCGACATGACACCCGACAAGCTCCGGGAGGAGCTCCTCGATCCCGATCAGCCCCTTGGCCACGCCAAGGCCAAGCTCACCGACGCAATCCACAAAGGCAAGGCGGTTGACTGTCCTTGCTGCGGCCAGCTGTGCAAGATCTACAGCCGGACGATCCACGCAAGCATGGCCGCCGGGCTGGTGGTCCTCGAGCGCATCCAGCGCCGGGACCCCCTGCTCCACCGGTCGGTGGATGTCCGCCAGATCCGCGGTGAGCTCGAGGCGAAGCTCACCGGTCAATCCGTCAACCCAACCTCGGACTTTGCCAAGCTCCGCTACTGGGACCTGATCAAGGAGGCCAGCCTCAACAAGGAGGAGCTCGAGGAGGGGCAGAAGCGCACCTCTGGCCGGTGGTCGATCACCCGCATGGGCTCGCTCTTTGTGCGCCAGGAGCTCAAGGTCCCTCGCCTGGTCAAAGTCTACAATGGCCAGGTTTTGGGATTCGATGGCGAGACGATCACGATCCGCCAGGCCCTCGCGGGGCGGTTCAATTGGGAGCAGCTATGGGCCGCATGAGCGAGACAGCAAGGGCCCGGCGCCTCAGATTGGCCGGGGAGCGAGTCCGCTGGGCACGCAACGAGATCAAGGCCGCGAAAGCCCACACAAAGCGCGGCACGGCCTTAGAGCTGGCCTATGCGCTGGAGTCCATTGGCTGTGCCATGGTCCACGTGATCAGGGGGCATGAGGATCTAGGCATGGCCAGAGCACTACAGGAGACCGAGACCGATGACGGATGCAACTGAGAACGGATTCCCCGAGGAGATCGAGCTGGACGGATGCGGCCTGGATCGCCTCCACTTTGTGGCGGATGCGGCCGTGAGGTGCATGGCGCACCATTTCAATGAGCCAGGCTATCGGCCCTACGGTGACACCTCCATTGCAACGGCCGCAGCCGATAGCGTTGATGCGGCCGAGGGCCTCTGGCTCGAGCTCGCCAAGCGCTACCACCAACCAGACAACGAGGCCGAGGAGGGCCCGACCCAATGACAACCACCCAGGCAATCCCGATCACCCAGCTGACGGAATCACCCACCAACCCACGCAAGCGCTACGGGGACCTCAACCAGCTGGCGGACTCGATCCGGTCGGTGGGGGTGCTCCAACCGATCACGGTCCGGCCCGCCGGCGATACCGATCACCCAGACAAGACCGGCCCCTACCAGATCGTGTTTGGGCATCGACGCTACCGGGCGGCCAAGCTGGCCAAGCTCAAGGAGATCCCGGCCATCGTGCGGGAGCTCTCCAACACCGAGGCCCTTGAGCTCCAGGTGGTGGAGAATTGCCAGCGGGCCGATATCCATCCCCTCGAGGAGGCGGATGCCTACGCTAGCCTGCTCGCCAGCTCCCAGATCACCACGGACGAGCTCGCGGCCAAGCTCGGGAAGTCCAGAACCTCGGTCTATGACCGGCTCAAGCTCCGAGAGCTCCAGGGGGAGGCGGTCCGTGAGGCCTTCCTGGCGGACAAGTTTGGCGCCTCCGTGGCCATGCTGATCGCCAGGATCCCCAAGGAGCTCCAGGACCAAGCGCTCGAGGCGATCAAGGATGGGGATGGGGTCCTCTCGTATCGTGATGCCAGATGGGAATTGACCCAGCGGTTCACCCTCCTGCTCAAGGGCGCCCCCTTCAAAACCGGTGACGCCGAGCTGATCACCAGCGCCGGCCCCTGCACCACCTGTCCCAAGCGCTCAGGCAACCAGCCGGAGCTCTTTGGGGATGTCGATCGTCCGGACGTTTGCACGGATCCGACATGCTACCGAGACAAGGCCGAGGCGGCCTGGGAGCGAGCGGAGGAGCGCCACCGGTCCAAGGGCCTCGAGGTGATCCAGGACACCAAGGAGACCAAGGCCCTATTCCCCTACGGTGGATCCCACCTCGTATCCCGAGACTACCTGGACGCCGAGGCGATCTGTCACCAGGATCCGAAGCTACGCACCTACAAGCGCCTGCTCGGACGCAAGGCCGAGACAATCCTTGTCAGGGATGGCGAGGGGCGCCCCCGCCACCTCCTCAAGCGCTCCGGGCTTGGAAGGGCGCTCAAGGACGCCGGACACAAGCTCAAGGAGACCACCAAGAGCCAGGCCAGCAACGCCAACCCGGACAGCACCAAGATCGCCAAGCTCACAGTGAGGCTCGGCAACCAGCGGGTGATCTCCGAGGCGAGCGCTACCAAGGCGGCGGCTGACTACCTCCGGCGGATCGTCCGGATGCTCGAGGATGATCCTGGCACAGGCGCCCAGGACTATGACCAGCTGGCCGCCGATATCGGCGCCAACCCCTGGGACAGTGGGGCCGCCATGCTCAAGGAGCTCGAGGAGCTCACCCTCACCCAGCTCAAGGGCCTCCTGTGCGGGATGCTCCTCCCGAGGGCCCAGCCCTGGGTGGTGGACTCCGGAGCCTATGCGGACACCCTCAAGATCTGGGGGTTCAAGCTGGCCGAGCTCAAGCGAGCAGCCAAGGCCGAGATCGCGCGGGACCGCAAAGAGAAAGCAGCCAAGAAGGCAAAGCCCAAGGGCGCCAAGCCAGCCCGCAAGAAGGCCGCCAAGAAGGCGAAAGGGGGCCGATCCAAATGAGCGCCGCCGACCACCTGGGGGACGCCCTCGATATCCTCAAGGAGGAGCTCCGAGCCAATGAGCTCCGGATCGGTAACGAGGTCCTCAGCCACCTGGACGCGGCCGGGCTGGGCCACTACGTCAGAACCGCGGTTCTGGCCGGCGCCCAGGCGACGGAGCCCGATCCACCACCCAAACCAGAGACCGGGACCGGCCGGCCGCTGGAAATGGATCCAGCCTGGGCCGAGAGGCGCGCCAAGGAGATTGCTGGCAAGGTCCGGATGGTCCCCGCCAGGCGCAAGCTCGTAGCACAGCTGGCCCGCGGCCCTGTCCAGCGCGAGAGGGTGGCCCGCTTTGCCAACGCGATCCGATCCATGCGCAAGGCCGGCCTGATCGTTGAGGGCGGCCGCACGGACCCGGTTGAGCTCACCCAGCTCGGGAAGGCATGGGCTAGGCTACATGGCGTCATTGTCGCAAGCTAAAGCGCCGAGCCTCCAGGACCGGCGTACCCCCCGCTGGCTGTTCTGCCTGCTCGAGCGGGAGCTCCGCCTCACCTTCCGCCTGGACGCGGCCGCGGCCTCACACAACGCCATGTGCAGGCGATACTATGACGGGGCCAGCAAGGGGGACGGCCTCGCCCGCCGGTGGGTGGAGGCCACCTTCTGCAATCCGCCTTTTCGGGACTCGGGGGATTGGGTGGCCAAGGCAAACGCCGAGGCCGGGGCCGGGGTTCACTCCGTGTTGGTCCTCCCGGTGGGCTGCTCCCAAACGTGGTACCACCGACTTGCTCGGCGGTGGTCGATCTGGGTCCCGGACGGCCGGGTCAATTTCGACACCCCGGACGGCCAACCAACTGGCCACGGAAACCCAGACCACCGAGGAGCGGATCGCGATACCATGATCGTGGCTTTCGGGCCGAGGTTCAGAAACCCCCGGCGGTCCACCTTCCTGGTGAGATCGCTGGCCGTGAGGGAGTGGCCGTGGATATCACAGTGATCAACTGGCAAGTGTGTCTCGGGTGGCAGGAGCTAATCCTCCTCGGGGTGGTCGGGCTCGGCATGGTGATCACGGCCGCCACGGTGGTGACCTGGCTCTGGATCCAGGACCTCAAGCAATGACGCGACACAGGGATCCGCCGGGGACCAAGGCCCAGTGCAGGACCTGCAAGGCCCCGATTGTGTGGGTGGTGACGGAGGCCGGGAAGCCCATGTGCTGTGACTATGAGGACGCCCCGGGTGGTCTGTTCTACCTGTTCAGGCGACACGATCGCATTGAAGCGATCCACGTCAAAAGCAAATCACCCCGGGCCGCCAGGGCCGAGGCTCGCAACCAGAGGCGCCACCATTCCCACTTTTCAACCTGTCCCGATCGGGACGAGCACCGGAGGCGATAGCATGGCGATCACTCTCCCAGGATTTGACAGCCCACCAGACCCCACTGGCCACGTGGACCGTGAGCTCCTCGGCAAGGCCGCGGCCGCGGTGATGGCCCGGATCGGTCAGATCAAGATCCAGATCGACAAGGAGCCAGGGGACACCGCGGACTCGCTCGCCAAGATCGGCGCCTGTCGGGAGGAGATCTCCGAGATCGATACCTTGATCAGGGCCCTCAATGCCCGATGGGATGAGCTTGGGAGGCCGGAGCGATGACAGAAGACGACCCGACCCAGAACCTGATCAACGCCCAAAAGGCGGTCAACGAGGCCGCCAAGGCATGGCATGAGGCCGAAGAGGCCCGCCGGCATGCTTCCTCGAATGAGACGCACGCCGGAAACCGGATGCGAAATGCGGTCAAAAAGCTCAAGGAGGCCTATCGGCGCTACGGGGAGTCGCTCCCCAGACAATCTGAGTGGGGAGCAGGAGAACCTGGGGAGTGATTCTGGTGTTTTTGTTCAAAGGGCCGACCCCGGCAACTATGGGGTGGGGATCTCCTGGCTGGTATTGGTGGCACATTTCAAAGCCCGGCTATGCAACAGGCCCATACGAGTCAAAGAGCAAGGCGCTGGAGGCCGCCACCCTGGCCACCCGTAAACCCGTGGTGTAGGATAGGGGCACCATGCCAGAGCAACGCACAATCAAAACCAGCCTGGGCCGTGAGCGCCTACACTCCTGGTTACAGTCCCAGCCCGAGATCTCCCAGGCCCAGCTGGCCAGAGACCTAGGGATCACCCCCCAAGGGCTCTCCCATGTCCTCATGGGCCGGCGCCAACCGAGCCTCGAGCAGGCGGTTGAGCTCGAGGACATCACCGGGATCCAGCCCAAGGACTGGATCACGCCACCGGGCTCCTGATGCCACGGGCAAAGGCGGGGAAGCGGACCACCAAGAAGGCCACCACCCGCAAGAAGGCCAAGAAGGCCACCACCAGGAAAACCCGATCCAAGCGCTCCGCCAAGAAGGGTGCCAAGAAGGGCGCCAAGAAGGCGCCAGCACGGCCCAGGGTACAGAAGCCACGGGGCCGGCCCTCCCTGTTCACCACCAAGGTCAAGAACACCCTGATCGCCAGCGCCAAGGCCGGGGAGTTTCTCGAGACCGGGGCGGCCCTCGCCGAGGTCTCGGCCTCGGTGGTGAGGAGCTGGCTACGCCAAGGAGACCAGGAGCGGAGGCGCCTGGACGAGGACCCGGAGGCCCAGCCAAACCCCCACCTTGCTCCCCTTGTGCGATTTTCTGCGGCATTCCGGGGCGCCGAGGCACAGGCCGATCGGGACGATCTCCGGGCCATCCGCAAGGCCAAACCATGGCAGGCCCACAGCTGGCGCCTCAGCCTCCGGAATCAACGCTATCGCGGGGTGCATCGGGTGGAGCACAGCGGACCGGATGGCGGACCTATCCCGGCCGGGGCGACGGTGATCGATCCGGCCAAGCTCAAGGACCTATCCGATCGTGAGCTCGAGCTCGTTGCCAAGCTCCTCGGAGTCCAGGGGGCTGATAGTCACGGCCAGCCCGGTGGAGGTCCAAGCGGAGCTGGCACGGAGGAGAGCGGAGCGCAATAGGGGATCCGCCGAGCTAGCGGCCCGTGAGTCCCTCGCCAGCTTTGTCCGCCAGGGCTGGCATATCCTCGAGCCAGGTAAGCAGCTCGTTTGGAATTGGCACCTCGACTTCTACTGCTCCCACCTCGAGGCCGTCCACCGAGGCGAGATCAGGCGCCTCCTGGTCAACATACCGCCGGGGACAGCCAAGTCCCTCACCCTTTGCGTATTCTGGCCGGCCTGGGTCTGGCTCCATCGGCCCCAGTGGCGGGCGGTGTTTGCGTCCTACGATCGCAGCTTGGCGATCCGGGACTCGCTCCGATGCCGCGATCTGGTGACCTCGGACTGGTACCGCGAGACCTTCCGACCACCCTGGGAGCTCCGCCGAGATCAGAACCTCAAAACCAAGTTTGGGAACACCGCCACCGGGTGGCGGGAGATCACCAGCCCGGGATCAGCCGGGACCGGGCTCCGGGCCAACTGTGTGGCGGTGGACGATCCACACAATATCAAGGCCCACCCCACGGATGCCGAGTTCCAGGATGTGGCTTTCTGGTGGTTTTCCCGGATGAGCAACCGCCTGGACGAGCCCGAGCGGGACGCCCTGATCGTGAGCGGTCAGCGCTCGGATGAGCGGGACCTATCCGGGCGGGTTCTGAGGCGGGGCGGCTATACCCACGTTTGCCTGCCGTCCGAGTTCAACCCCCGGCGCCGATGCACCACCCCGATCGGGGAGGACCCAAGGACCGAGGAGGGTGAGCTCCTGTTTGCGGCCCGCTTTCCGGCCACAGTCCTCGAGGAGGAGCGGCTCAACCTCGGCCCCAGCGGATACGCCGCCCAGCACGATCAGGACCCAACGCCCACAGGGGGCAACCTGATCAAGGAGGAGGAGGTCCGGCACCATTTCGTCCGGCGGTCCGAGCCACCGAGGGAGTCCGTCTACATCCAGGGCGGCCAGGTGGTCCACCTCGAGCAGCGCCGGCGCCCAGACCTGGACACCCTCGACATGATCTTGGCCTCCTGGGATTTCAGGTTTGGGCGGAGCCAGAGCTCCTCGAGCTCCTGGGTGGTGGGTCAGATCTGGGGGGTGCAGGGGGCCAACGTCTACCTGCTCGATCGCCACCGAGGCCGCTGGGGGTTTGCTCGCTCCAAGGAGGAGCTCCTCAAGGCGGATGGGGACTGGCCCCTCCACGGCCACCTGATCGAGGCCAAGGCCAACGGGGAAGCAATCGAGGATGACCTCCGGGAGTCGGTCCCGGGCCTCATTCTGGTCAACCCGAAAGGGGACAAGATCCAGAGGCTCGAGGCCTGCTCACCATGGTTCCGCGCGGGGAATGTCTATCTGCCACACCCGGCCGAGTGTAGCTGGGTTGGTGAGGTGATCGCCGAGCTCGTCCGGTTCCCCCGCTACACCTCGGACGATCATGTTGACGCCCTCACCCAGCTGATCAACTGGCTCAGGACGGAGCGCCACAGTCTGAGTGCCACTGAGGCGCTCGCCAAGGCATAGCCACCGGTGTAGGGTCGGCCCATGGCACAGGCGACCCACCGACCCCGCATGACCACACCGACCACCCAGCCAAAAACCAAGGCCGAGGGCCTCAAGCGGCTGGACCAGCTCAAGGCCGAGGGCCTCGAGGTTTTGGTTGACTCCAACGGGAAGCTCAACACGGACGGCTGGACCAATATCCTCACCGGGCTGGGTCAGAGATTGCGCGACAAGCGGATGCGGGCCGAGTTTGGCACCCCCACACGGCTGGCCACCAACCAGCTCGATCTCCTGTATGCGGGGGATTGGCGTGTTGCCAGGATCACCGATCGCCCGGCCTCGGATCAAACCAGGCGCTGGTTTGATATCGAGGTGGATGGGCGCCGGGACCAGGCGGACGATATGCAGGCCGAGCTCAGGCGCCTCGAGGCGAAACCCCTATTCACGGACGGCATCGCCTGGAGCAGGCTCTACGGTGGCGCGATCTGTGTGATGGGGATCAATGACGGTCGGGAGGCGATCGAGCCTCTCAATGAGGATGCCATCCGGTCGATCAACTGGCTCCGAGTCCTCGACCGAGGGGACGTGGACATCCAGACATACTACCCCGACGCCCCGGACGATCCTCGGAGTGGCAAGCCCGAGATCTACCAGCTCACCAACCGGGTCACCAACCCCACCGGCGGGGTGCCGATCCAGAAAATCCACGAGACCCGGATTCTCAGATGGGATGGGGTCCGGACGAGCTACCGGCGCCAGGTAGAGCTCAGTGGCTGGGCCGATTCCGTGATCACCCGCGTCTATGGGATCATCCGAGACTGGGCCACAGGCATTGACTCGGCCGCCCACCTGATCACGGACTTCGCGCAAGCGACCATGACGATCCAGAACCTCGCCAAGCTCCTGGCCGAGGACAAGGATGAGCTGGTGATCCAGCGGCTCCAGTTTCTGGACTTGGCCCGCTCGGTGGCCAGGCTGATCCCGCTGGACCCATCCGAGAGTTTCGAGCGCAAGCAAACCCCGATCACCGGCCTCCCCGAGCTCCTCGATCGATTGCGGGACGAGCTCACCGGGGCGGTGGACATGCCGGAAAAAATCCTGTTTGGGAAGGCCACCGCCGGACTGGGGGACCAGGGCCAATCGGACCTCGAGCAATACTACAATGGGATCGAGGGCGAGCAGGAGCGCAACCTCACACCCCAGGCCACCCGGTTGGTGTCCTTGCTCTACAAGGCGGCCGGGAATGAGCCAGACAGCTGGCAAGTGGTGCCCAGGCCACTGTGGACGCCGAGCGAGACCGAGAACAGTGAGAACCGAGCCAGGGATGCCCAGGCCGATCAGATCCGGATCACCTCCGGGGTTCTGGCGGCCGAGGAGGTCCGGGCCAGCCGCTACGGTGGTGATGCCTACGGGACCGAGCTCCAGGTTGATCCCGAGCTCGAGGAGGATGGGGACCAAAGCGGGGACCTGGACCTCGAGGGGTTTGGGGTCGGTCTCGATCCTCAGACCACCCTATCAGGTGGCCAGCTCCAATCCGGCACAGCCATAGCGGCCAAGGCCCTGGCTGGCGAGATCACCAGCCAGGCGGCCCGGGTTCTCCTGGTCACCGGCCTCGGCCTCACCGAGGAGCAGGCGGACGAAATGCTCGAGGGGGTGGAGGAGGCCCAGGAGGAGCGGAGTCGACGGGCGGCCGAAATGGCTGCTAGGGTCGGTGGCAACGGACCAGACCAAGGGAGCTCCAGCAATGGGAACAACCCGCAAGCCAACCCGGACGAGCAAGGAAACGGAAACCCCGAGCCGGACCCCGACGCCGAGGACCCGGACCAGGAGCCGGAAGATTGAGCCCGCCCCGGCCGGCTACCGGTTTGAGACCCGGACGGAGATCCGCAACGGCAAAGCCCACCGGGTGACGGTGATCACCCGAGCGGAGTGAGGGCCAGCCCCCAGATCGATCGCAGCAAGCCAACCGGGTGGGGCCCTGACCAGGCCCCACCCAACCAACCATGAGCTCGATCACAGCCCTCCAGAATCAACCCGGGTTCAATCCCGGGATCAGGCCGGACCGAGTCCCGGACACCGAGATCCCCAATGTGGTCTGGCGCCAGTACCGGGCCGAGATCAACAAGCGGATCCTCAAGCCCGCCCATGATCTGATCCTCGCCGAGCTCCTCCCGCTGATCCCCGAGCTCGTCCGGTCCGCCAACCTGGCGGACTCCCTCACGGTGGACCTGGACGATTGGGCCGATCAACTCACCCGGGTGATGGAGGGGCTCCGGTTTGCCTACGGCCGGCGGATCTCGGACGCCGAGGTCAGGGCGCTGGTCAAGGACCGCTACAACCGGACCTATGATGTCAACAAGGACAAGAACCTCCACCAGTTACATGTCCTCTATGGCATTGACGTCCTGAGGGATCCGGACCTGGCCGGCCTGGCCGCCGGGTTCACAACCACCAACGTCAATCTGATCAAGTCGATCCCGGCGGACTACTTCAAATCGATCGAGGAGCTCGTCCTCACCAACGTCAGAAAGGGGCGCCGGGCCTCGGTGATCCAAAAGGAGGTGATGGCCAGATACGGGGTGATCCGGTCCAAGGCCGAGCTCATTGCCAGGGACCAGACCGCCAAGCTCAACGCCGAGATCACCGAGCAGCGCCACAAGGAGCTGGGGATCGCGTCCTACCTCTGGCGCACCTCTCAGGATGATCGGGTCAGGATGCGCCACCGGGAGCTGGGGGCGGCCTCGGATAATGGCAAGGTTTACCAGTACAAAAAGCCCCCGGTGGTCGATCCGAAAACCGGACGGAGGGAGAACCCGGGCGGTGACTATCAATGCCGTTGCACGGCCGAGCCCTGGATCCCCGGCATTGACAACAAGCGGAAGGCCGGACCCAAGACCAGGCGAGCCCAGCCCAAACCCAAGAAGGCCCAGCGCCATCTGCTACCCTCGGAGCTCCCAAAGCAGGCGGCCCCGGACTACTCCGGCCAAACCACCTCACCCAGTGGCCCCTTTGACCCACGCAAGATCCTGGGCGCCTTCAAGAAGGGAGCGGCCACCCCCCGCAAGCTCACCAAGAAGCAACAGATCGCCTGGCGCCAACAGCTCAACAACCTCAACGCCGAGTCCAAGCTGGCCAACCGGGACCTGATCAACGTGGCGGCCCGCGAGTCCGAAAAGCAAACCAGGGATCTCCTGGACAACATGCAACTGGGCAACGCCACCCCGGAGGAAACGATCAAGGAGCTCCACCGGCTCGGTGAGTCCTTTGTGGTGGATGGGGACGTGAGCCTCGAGTCCAACGCCACCAAGGCGGCCAACAACCGGCTCACTCGCATCCGCGCCATGATGAACACCAAGCGGAGCGGGGCCGGGTCCGAGCATGACAGGCTTTCATTCAAGGGGAACGAGCTCAACCGGATGAAAGCGGCCGCCTATCACTCAACGGACACGGGTGAGATCGCCACCAAGCGGGGGATCCTCGGCGCCTCAAATAGCTTTCTGAGCTCCCCCCCCGAGCGCTGGAATCCTCCACAGGTCCAATCCTTCCACGTGATGGTCCACGAGTCGGTCCACGGTCATAGCCACTTTGGGCCCGGGGTCTACAAGGGGATCGGGGCCAAGCTCGAGGAGGCCACCACAGAGCTGGCCGCCCGGGAGCTCACCGAGAAAGTGGCCGGGGGTTGGAAGATCACCAACGAGGCGGCCTCAGTGATGGCCGAGAAGAAAGCCCGGGGCGGCTACCGTGATCTGGTTCAGGGCCTCACCAATGCGGTCCAGAAAGGACTGGGGGGAAAGATCGACGCGGCCAAGGCCTCCAAGATCGCCCGCAAGGCCTCGCTCGACATGCGAAAGCATGCGGGGGATGTGATCGACTCCGAGGAGGGCTATCTCCACCATTTCGCCCGCCAGCTCCCGAGGCTCAAGGCCAAGGTGGCCAAGGCCGAGAAAGCAGCGGCCGCGGATTTTGATGACAAGCTCCGCCGAGCTCGGACCGATAACGCCCTGGCCAAGCGGCTCACTGGCCACCCCTCGAGCAAGCTAGATTCACCGTTTGCCCAGCCCGAGATCGAGGCCGAGAGGAAATTTCGGATCGACTCGGCCGGGCGGGCTGTAACCAAGGCGATCAGGGAGGAGCTCCGAAAGGAGCTGGCCACCCGGGTGATGTAGGGGACGCCATGCCAGCAAGTAGACGCGAGCTCGCCGAGCGGTTTGACCGGCTGGATCCGGTCAACCTGGACCAGCTCCTCAGCCTCGCCACCGATTGGGTGGCGGCTGGGCTCTGGACGGAGGACACCGCCCAGACCTTTGCAATGATGACTGTCCAGAACCATGGCAATGCCGGTGTCAATGCGCTGGCGAATGCGGTTGAGGCGGCCGAGGTCCAGCTGGCACCTTGAGGGATCCCCCGGGGGCGATCTACCGGAGCTCCCGCCCGGACCCCCCGCTCCTGGGGGCTCCCACCAGCTGATCAGGCTTGTGGCCATGGCCCTGGCTCGGTACGTTTGGCGCATGCACGGCCAGACAGATCACCGATCCCTGATCGTAGACCAGGCCAATCCTTCCCCCCCGGGCCTGGTCTACGATGCCGGGGACATCCGCCGGGCTGAGTTCCTACCCAACGGGATGCTCAAGGCGCCGGCCGCCATCACCCGGATCGGTGTTTTCGTCTACCGCCTGGCGGATGGCTCGGAGCGCCGGGAGCTCCGCCTCCCTGAGGAGGTGTTCAGTGAGGACAGCCTCCAGAGCTTGGCCCTCGCACCGCTGACCCGAGAGCACCCCGAGCCCCTCGGGACCCCGGTAACAACCGACAACGCCAAGGAGCTGGTGATCGGTTCCCTCGGGGACACGATCGAGCGAGAGGGTGATCACGTGATCGCCAATCTCAGGATCGACAATGCCTTGGCAATCGCCGAGGCCAAGAGCGGTAGCCGCCGGGAGCTCTCGGCCGGATATCGCCGGGATCTCGATCCCACCCCCGGGGTCTGGAACGGGATCCCCTATGACGGCATCCAGCGCCAGATCCGCTACAACCACGTAGCGCTCACTCGATCCGGACGGGCCGGACCCGATGCACAGGTTAGACTAGACTCGGGCTCTGCGGTAATGGTGGACACCGCAAGCCCGACTGAGCCAGCAACAGACAAGGAGCCCAGAGCCATGATCAAGATCACAGTGGACGGAATCACCTATGAGGTGGAGTCCGATAGCCTGGCCCAGGCGGTCACCAAGGCGATCACGGACCGAGACACCAAGCTCGAATCACTGGACAGCCAGCTCACCGACGCACGCAAGGCAATTGATGAGCAGAAGGCCCGCGCGGACACCCTCGAGGTGGAACGGACCAAGCTCCAGGAGCAGGTCACCGATTCCGACAAGCCCGAGCGGATCCAGGACTTCGTTGATGCGCGCCTCAGGCTTGAGCGCACAGCGGAGCCACTGCTCAACGTGGACACCACCGAGGCCAATCGAGTGGACATCACCGCCCTGACCGACAAGGAGATCAAGGAGCGAGTGATCCTCTTGGCGGACTCCAAGGCGGACCTCACGGACGTGAGTGAGGACTACCTCAACGGCCGTTTTGAGGGAGCGGTTGGGATCCTCTCGACCGACACCAGCAAGGACGCACGCAAGCGGGCCGCTGAAACCCGCACGCCCCCGAGCGGGGGCGCCGGCGCCGGGTCCACCGATGCGGATGAGATTTTCCTCCGCCTCCGGCGGGACGAGCTCGTTGAGGACAGTGAGCTCGAGGAGCTCGCCAAGAGCTCGCCGGCCGAGGCCGCCCGAGCTCGCATGATCCGCGATACCCACGCGGCCAGCCGCAAGCCGCTGGGCTCGGACAAGTAGCGCGGCACCAACCAGCTAGCAGGAGGCCAGGGGATCCCGACGATACCGATTGATCTAAACCTGAGAGGCAACCCATGAGCCAGACCACAGCCGCAAGCTACCAAAACGATCTCGATCTCGGTTTCCCCGGGATGCTCGCCAAAACCACCCTCAAGGAGTCGATCTCCCTGATCAACTCGGAGTCCGCCGGTGTGGCCTTTGGCCTCGGTGTGGTGGACAAGCTGGATGGCACGTTTGAGGAGCTGGATGCCGGCTACAAGGACGTGCGAGGCGCAACCCTCCACACCTATGCCTATGACAACGCCACGGACACCGAGCAGGTGGTCCCGGCGGACAAGACTGGGGACGTCCTGGTCAAGGGGCACATTATTGTCACGGCTGAGACCGCGGTCACCGATGGCGATGACGCATATTGTCGGTTCGCCGATGGCGTGGCGGATGTCACCCAGACCACCAAGGGTGGCTGGGGTGCCGATGACGATACCAACACCCGGCGCCACGTGAAGGGCGCCAAGTTCCGATCGACGGTGGCCAAGGATGCGCTGGCGGTCCTCGAGCTCACGGACGAGCTCGGCGGGTTTGACCTGATGACCCAGGTTGAGCAGGTGGGAGCTCTGAGCGCCACCACCACGATCTTGATGGGGGCGGCCCCGGTTGGGCGCCAGATGCGCCTCCAATCGGTCCAGCTCTCGGCCGGTGTCACCGCCGAGGACGCCACCGATCACTGGGTGATCGAGCTCAAGGCCGGCACCACCGTCCTGGCAACCTGGGACAGTGATGTAGCGGTTGACGGCGGGATCACCCAGGGCACCCCAACGGCCCTCAACAAGGTGGCGGATGTATTCGCGGCACCTGGCGAGGCCATTACCGCGGTGTTCACCCTCTACAACTCGGGGGCAGCGCTGACCGCCGGCGAGATCAACGCCACTTTCGAGGTCCTCTAGGGCCAGCAACCAGCAACCAGATACGACGCCAGGGGATCCCGACACCTAGCCAACCAACTGGAGGATCACACCGATGGCACCGACCCCTGAGCACCTGCACCTGAGCAATCTGGATGAGAACACCCAGATCCACTTTGTCACCGAGCTCGAGCACCTCAAGGCCAAGAGCTATGACATCATGCACCGGCTCCTCAAGCACCGGGAATTTATCCCGGTGTCCAACGATGCCGATCCGGGCGCCGAGTCGATTGCCTACACCCAGTACGATCAGGTGGGCACCGCCAAGCTGATCGCAAACTATGCGGACGATCTCCCGCTGGCCAATATCAAAGGCAAAAAGTTCTCGGCCCCCGTCCACAGCCTGGGGATCGCGTTCTCGTATTCCCTCCAGGATGTCCGGGCCTCGGCCAAGAGTGGCAAGCGGCTCGAGCAGCGGCAGGCCAACTCGGCGGCCCGAGCCAACGCCGAGCTCGAGGAGCGGCTGGCTTCTGTCGGTGACACCAACGCCGGCCTGAGCGGGTTCCTCAACCACCCCAACGTTCCCACGATCTCGGCCCTGGATCCTGGCGCTGGCAAGGCCTGGATCGCCGATGGCAAAACCCCGGATCAGATCCTCAACGATATGAACCTGGCCGTCTCGACCATCCTCGAGACCACCAACGAGGTGGAGGAGCCGGACACGATCATCCTGCCAACCCGGGAGTTCAACTACATTGCCCAAAAGCGGCTCACCGATCTGAGCATGACGATCCGCCGATGGTTCCTCGAGGAGTCCCCCTGGATCTCCTCGATCGGGAGCTGGAACCGGCTACGGCTGGCGGACGCCACCGGGACCGGCCCGCGGATGGTGGTCTACCGGCGGGATCCGGACAAGCTCCAAATGGAGATCCCCCAGGAATACGAGATCCTTCCAGTCCAGCAGATCAACCTCAGCTACAAGGTCCCGACCCACAGCCGCTATGGCGGGATCTCGTTCTACTACCCCCTGAGCGCGATCTATATGGATCACATCTAGCCACGATTGCCTGGCAGGCGTGATAGCCCCGGGTTGGCTCAGGCTGACCCGGGGCTTTTGCGTATAGGCTCTCGCGCTTGCGTGGCCCCCTGTGGCGAGTATTATCGGCCCCGACTATCAACCCATACACCAGAGGTGTACCATGCCGCAGAAGGCCACCGGTGAGCCCGCCCAGGTTCTGATCATCAACCATGAGGCCCGCCTCCTCCACCCGACCCTGATCGATCCGAAAACCCGAGAGGCCAGGGTCCTCCGCTGGCTTCCGGGACTCAACCGGGTGGATGCGGCGGACTGGGCCGCGGTCAAGGATTCCAAGTTTGTCACCTGGCGATTTTCGGAGGAGCTCCTCGAGCTCGTCCAGTCCGAATCGGTGGACATCACAGAGCTCAAGGTCACCAAGGCGGTAGGCCTGATCAAAACCTGTCTCGATCGGCGCCTGCTCGCCGAGTGGAAGGGCGCCGAAAGCGCGGCCAAGGGTCGGTCGGGAGTGATCAGCGCAATCGAGGCCCAGCTCAAGGCGCTGGACGGGAGCGAGGCCGAAGAGTAGCCTGGGCCCATGTCCGTCACAGCAACCGAGGTCAAGGCCCTATTTCCCGAGCTCGCATCGATGGCGGACGCCACGATCGAGGCGTGGATCGCGGTAGCGGAGCGCCACCACAACGCCGAGGCCTGGGGTGGCAAGTCCGAGGACGGGATCACCTTCCTGGCCGCCCACTTCTCGGAGCTCGCCCGCCGGAGGGAAGCGGCCGCGGCCGCCGGTGGTGGCGGGATGGCCACCGCCCTCCCGATGACGGGCCGGACGGTTGATCGTGTGTCCGTCACATTCGGGGGGCTCATGGCCGGCGGTGTTGGGGGAGCCCTCTCGGACGCTATGCTCCAATCGACCCAGGCCGGCCAGCTCTACCTGTTCTCCCGTGAGTCGGTGTTTGCAGATCGGCGAATCTGAGCATGCCTGGGATCGGCACCACCAAGGACGTGGATCAGGGCTACAAAGAGCTCCGGCGCCGGTGGATGAACACCAAAAACTCGCGCCTGGTGGCAATCGGGATCTTTGGTGAGGCCGCCTCGGCTGGCAAGGAGGGGATCGGCCCCAACGGTGAGACGATCATTGATGAGGAGATCACCAACGTCCTGGTGGCGGCCGCCCACGAGTTTGGTACCCAGGATGGCCGGGTCCCCGAGCGCTCCTGGCTCCGGGCCTATGTGGATGAGAACCGCGGCAAGATCAGAGCTCTGATCCGGAAGCTCACGGAGCAAGTCCTCGAGGGCAAGCTATCCCATGATCAGGCCCTTGGCCTGATCGGGGCCAAAACGGTGGCCCAGATCCAGAACAGGATCAGGCGGGGCCTCCAGCCGCCATTGGCCGAGGCCACCAAGGCGGCCCGCCGAGGGCCAGACAAGAAGCACAAGGGGCCCAGGATATTCAAGCCGCTGATCGACACAGGCCAGATGATCAACTCCATCACCTGGGAGGTCCGCCGGCGGGGCCAATCGGAGGGCGGCTAGATGTCGATCCTACTCGAGGCGATCTTGGCCGAGAGCGAGCCAGCCACGATCACCCGATCGGCGCCAGGGACCTGGGAGCGCGGGATCTACTACCCCGGCGCAACCTCTACCTTTGGGATCGTCGCATCGATCCAATCCGCCAGTGATCGGGAGGCGGACCAGCTCCCGGAGGGGATCCGCCAGCGAGCGCTCCAGGTGGTCTACTGCGAGGACGAGCTCCTAGCCACCGACCCCAGGACTGGCCGGGTGGGTGACACCTACGAGCGCAACGGGGACACCTGGGAGATCGTGGATACCCAACCCTGGGCGGTCCACGGTGGCTACCACCGATCGATCGCAGCAAGGCAGGAGCGCTAGGAATGGTCTCGATCGCGGATTGGGTCACCCTCAAAAACGGGCTGGCGGACTGGATCACCAACACGGTGGCGCTCCCTGTGCTGTGGGCGGGCCAGGAGGCTCCGAGGCGGGACTACCCCTATGTGACCATCGATGTGGTGGCCGGCCCCATGCGCCTCGGCCATGATGTGGACTACGTCTATGACGAGCCAGGCCCCTCCGGTGATGTCAGGGTGATCACCCGTGGTGATCGCGAGATGACGGTATCTGTGGAGGTCCTCCAGAGTTTCGAAGGTCAGCCCTACAGCCACGCCACCGACGCCCTGGCGATAGCCTCGGAGCTCCAGAGCTCGCTTGAGCGGCGGCCAATTCGGGACGCCCTCCGGGAGGCCGGGCTCTCGATCCTCGAGCAACTCAGCCCAGTCCAGAATCGACGCACGGCCCTAGATGCCGGCACCCTCGATCGGCGAGGGTTCGATATCAGAACAGGGTTGGTGAGCGTTTGGGATCCTGGTAGCCAGGGGGCTGAGTCCTGGATCCGTGATGTGGTGATCGGAGCCACAATCGACGGGGAGGACTCCGAGGATCTCTATGGCACCAATGGCAGAATCCCGATCAGCATGGGCGGTGGAAGCGTGATCCGCGGGGCGATCAGAGTCAGTACCCCGGCGGCTACCGCCCTCGATGGGACCAACTGGGCCAAGGTGGCCGGGACAACGGACGCGGTTGGGCTGGTGGAATTCAGCATGCCAGCGGACGGCCGCCTCCAGTATGACGGGGCGATCACCAGGACGGTGATCGCTCATGCCGAGGGAACCTATGTCTCTGACGTCCAGGGAGCCAACGTCCAAGTGGCGCTGGCCAAGGATGGGGTGATCCTCACCGATTCGATTCAGGGGTTCACTACTCACACAGCGGACCATGAGGATCCCTGCTCGGTGTCCTGGCCCGCTGATCTGGTGACCAACAACTACCTCGAGGTGTGGGCCAAAGCAGATACAGCCCTGAGCCTCACCGCCCGCCAATTGGCCCTTGTGGTCCACGATTAGGAGGATCCCCCATGTCCCTCGACTCACTGGTACAGGTATCGATCGTCGCCCAGACCGCCGGGATCTCTCGGCAGGGATTCGGGACCCCGCTGATCGCGGCCTACCATACGGTGTTTCCCGAGCGGGTCCGGACCTACACCAACCCGGCGGACATGCTGACCGATGGGTTCACCGCTGGCCACCAGGCCTATCTGGCTGCTCAGGCCATCATGTCCCAGGTCCCGGCGCCCCCGTCATTCAAGGTGGGCCGCCTGGCCGAGACCCCAAACGCTCACGTCGAAACCCTGGTGGCCACGCCACAGGCGCTCACCAAGTATCTGGTGGATCTTGCGGACAAGGACGGGACGATCACCACGTTTGAGTACACCTCGGACGACACGCCCACCGACGCCGAGATCCACGGAGCTCTGCTATCGGCCATCAATGCGGACGCCAGCCTCGAGGTCACGGCCAGCGGTGGTACCAGCGATCTAGTCCTCACCGCTGACAACGCCGGCGAGGTGTTCAGCCTCCGTGCCTATGATGAGGGCGGCGGCCACCTCTGGGCCCGCACAGCCACCAACGCCGATCCAGGCATGGCCACGGACCTGGCCGCGATCCTAGCCGCCGATGGGGACTGGTTTGGGCTCGCAATCGATGCACCCTCGGAGGCGATCATCAACGCCACGGCCGCCTGGGCCGAGAGCAACCGCAAGCTTTTCGGGTTCACCACCGGTGACACGGACGCGATCACCACCGCGGTGGGCGGTGGGGACGTGATCGACGATCAAAAGACCGCCGGCCGGGCCTTTGTGTTTGGCGCCTACTCGGACCGCCCCTATGAGCACCTGGCCGCTGGCTGGATGGGTCGGATCTTCCCGCGCGATCCTGGAGCTCAGACCTGGGCCTACAAGACGATCCGCAATGTCTCGGCGGTCCCGCTCACGGCTACCCACAAGACCAACCTCGAGGCCAAAAACGGGAATTGGTATGCCGAGGTGGCTGGCCGGAATATCACCTTCGAAGGGAAGACAGGGGCCGGGGACTACATTGATGTCACCCGTACAATCGAGTGGCTCAAGGCCCGGATCCAGGAGGAGGAGTATCTCCTCCTGGCCAACGCCGAGAAAGTCCCCTTTACGGACCTCGGAATCGCCGGAGTCGAGGCCAAGATCCGAGGGCCCTGGGCCGAGGGCGTGGCCAACACCGCCCTCAATGACGATCTCACGGTGGTGGTCCCGCTGGCCGCCAATGTCTCGGCCGCGGACAAAACCAGCCGCACGCTCACCGGGGTCAATTTCTCGGGCACCGTACAGGGAGCGATCCACAAGCTGGTGATCCAGGGCACCGTGAGCGCCTAGCCAAGCGACAACAACCGACCCAACCGAGGAGGATGATCCATGCTCAATCACTACGACCCCAAGGAGGTCCTGATCACCTTCGGTGAGATCCTCCTCGAGGGCTATGCCGATGACACCTTTGTGAGGATCGATCCCAACGCGGACAACGCCCAGCTTTTCATGGGCGTTGATGGCCAGGGCACCCGTGGGATCATCAATGACAAGTCCGCTACGATCTCATTCATTCTGGCCGCCTCCTCCAAGTCCAACCCGCTGCTTTCGGCCCTCGCCAAGCTCGACCGAGCCACCGGCGCCGGGGTCCGCCCCCTCCTGGTCAAGGACAAGTCCGGCACTTCACTCTTTGTGGCGCCCACCGCCTGGATCCAGAGGGAGCCCACCCGCGAGTATGGCGCTATGCCAGGTACCCGCGAGTGGACGATCGTAACGGACGAGCTCCTCCCGCTGGACGGGGAGGGACAGCCGCCACCACAGCCAACCTAGCCCCCAACTCGCCAAGCGGTTGGGGCTGACTCGGGGTAGATAGATGGGTCAGAACCAAACCAAACAGCGCGAGATCGCCGGCACCACCTATGAGGTCCACTACTTGGACCCGGACACGGCCCTCGATATCGCGGTTGATCTCCAAGGCATGATTGTCCCGGCATTGGCCGAGATCCTGGGCAAGGATGACGCCACGGACGCCGAGCTCCAGGGAGCGGTGGCGGTAGGCCTCCGGGAGTTTGTGGCGTCCACCGACAAGGCCAAGGTCAAGCGGGTGGTCCACACCATGCTGGCCAAGGTGTTTGCTCATGGGACCGGGCTCCTCGATCGGGAGACCGCCCAGCAGCATTTTCTCGGCCGGCCCGCCCATATGATCAAGGTGGTGATCTTTGCGGTGGAGGTGAATTTCTCGGATTTTTTCGACGAGCTATCAGGTATCCGTACCTGGGCAACCGCCAAATTGGCCGGGGCGGGGGCGGATCCTTCCAACTCCCCCGAGGAGCCCGCTGGTACAAGTGGCGGTTGATCCTGGGTGGGCTCGCTAGCGGGCTTGCGGAGATTGACACCCACTGGGATATTGCACAGGTCCACGAGGCCAACGAGCTCCTCGATAGGATGGAGCTCGCCAGGTCCAGGGACCAGCCAAAACCAAGGCGGTAGCGATGCCAGTTGTCCGTGAGATCATCACCCTATTCGGACTCGGGACGGACAAAGGGTCATTCAAGGACGTTGACTCCAAAGTCGGCAACCTCAAGCGCGGGATCAGTAGCCTGGCCCGTGTCCTCGCCACCGGGACAGTGGCCAACGCCCTCCGAGGGATTGCGACCGAAACCGCCCAGATTGGGGACGCGATCGATAAGACCTCAGGCAAGCTGGGGATCGCCACCGACGCCCTCCAGGAGCTCAGGTTTGCTGCCGAGCTCACCGGGGTGGCACAGAACACCACCGATATGGCCTTGCAACGATTCGGCCGCCGGGCGGCCGAGGCGGCCAGGGGAACCGGTGAGGCCAAGGACGCCCTCAAGGAGCTCGGGGTCCAGCTCAAGGACAACCAGGGGCGGCTGAGACCAACGGACGAGCTCCTGGGTGATGTGGCGGAGGGCCTCAAGAACGTGAAGGGCCAAGGGGACCGAGTCCGGCTGGCCTTCAAGCTCTTTGACTCCGAGGGGGTGGCGTTCGTCAACACCCTCCAGGGAGGCAAGGAGGAGCTCGAGGCCATGCGCCAGGAGGCCAGGGACCTCGGCGGGGTGCTCGATCAGGATCTGATCAAGGCCTCGGTGGACTACACCGACACCATGGCCCGCATGGGTCAGGTGACCAGGGGCCTCAAGAACATCATTGCCCGAGACCTCCTCCCGTTTCTGACCGAGAGCGCCAAGGCCACGATCGAGTGGCTCAAGGCCAACCGCCAGCTCATTGCCGATCGGGTGATGATGGGGATCCGGACCGCGATCAACTGGCTCAAGGCCCTGGCTGAGGTGGCCATGACGGTGGCCGATGGGTTCCGAGCGATCGGGGAGTGGGCTGGCCCTGTGGCCAAGAGCTTGATCGGGATGGTGGCTGTGCTCACCGCCCTGGTGTTGCTCTTTGGGACCACCGGGGTGGCGGTCCTGATCCTGATCGCGGTGTTTGAGGATCTGATCAAGTTCTTCAAGGGGGAGAATTCGCTCCTCGGCCTGTGGCTCGAGTGGATCACCCAGCTCAAAAGGGACATGCTCGAGAGCCCGATCAACCCGGATGATGTGTGGTTTGTGAAGATCATCCAGACCACCCTCAAGCTCCTCGATCGTCTCAAGGGGGTGGGTGGAATCATCGGCCGGTTTCTCACCGGCGGGACTCGCGGCCTGCAATCGGCGGTCCTCGAGCAACAGGCCCAACAGGCCGGCGCCTCACCCCAGCTCGTGGAGTTCCTCAAGCAACAGCTCCCCGGGGTTCTGGGGGCATCGGAGGCGAGGCTCGAGGCCGGCGGCCTCCCGATGTTTGGGCCTGGCGCCACGGCCGGGGCCACCACCAACGTGGCCAACAATCCGACCGTCAACCAGACCATCAACGTGGGTGAGAGCTCGGATCCCGATCAGGTCCGCCAGGCCGCCCGCCGGGGGACCAATGAGGCGCTGGCGGACGCCAGTAGGCGCACGATCCGCCAGCTCGTATTGCAGGCCCGTGGCGGCGGGTTTGGGAGGTAGCCAGTGGTCACCCTCTACAATCCTGAGGCCGTGGTAGGCACCGGCGATCAGCAAAACTCGGACATTGAGTGGATCGATTTTGATGCCGTCCTGTCCGTCACCCATGAGGGCCGCAACACCGTTACCCGCTACCCCGTTGAGGCCGGCGCCTCGCCAGCCGATCACTCGAGACCAGAACCGAGGGGCATCACCCTCGGGGAGGCGATTGTCACAAATTACCCGGCCAAGCTCCCAGGGCTCGAGGCCCTGGCCGGGGTGGCCGCGGCCGGGCTCTCGTTGGATAGCATCGCCTCAGCCGCGCAACCGTCGGGTTTTGAGTCATTGGGCATCGAGGCCCTCACGGTGGACCCCAGGGCCGAGCAGGCCTGGGAGCAGCTCGACAGGTGGAGGGAGCTCGGGACCCCGTTGGTGTTGGTGGACCAGCTCAAGGAGTATGAGTCCGTTGTCATCGAGTCGATCACCACCCCGAGGGATGCCCAGCGGTCCTCGGCGATCCACCCCTCGATCAGGCTGGTGGAGCTCCAGACAGCCACCACCGGGGTGGTGGAGGCGCCGATCCCTCAGTCCACACGGACGAGCCCCCAGAAAGGGAAGGGGAACAAGGGGACGGATGTGGCCACCGAGGCCGAGAAAGGCAACGGATCGGCCCTGTTCAATCTGGCCGGCGAGGGGACGAGCAATCTCCTAGGATTGGGGTTCTGACATGGCCGTCCTACGCCTACCGATTGACTCCACCGACCCGCATGCTCGCCAGCTGGTGGAGCTCGAGGGGAGCACCTACGCAATCGAGACCGACTGGAACGATCGGGATCAAGCATGGTTCTGCTCGATCTACACCAACGAGGGGACGGCCCTGATCACGGGCTACCGCCTGGTGATCGGTGCTCTACCGATCCGCCGGGTGGTGGGTGACACCAGGCCGCCGGGTGAGATCCAAGTGGTGGACACCGCCGGCGGCTACGTGGACCCCGGCCGGGATGATCTGGGCTCGAGGGTGATTTTGCTCTACTGGGAGCGGGAGACCCTGGAGGCCGAGCTCGGTGGCTGACCTCCCCCTCTACGGTAGGACGTGGCGCCTGGTGGCTGGCCAGGCCGGGACCTTGGCGATCGAGGTTCAACAGCTCCGGGTGGTGTTCAAGGTAGAGCGAGCCCACAGCCCCGATGCCAACGGGGCCTCGATCCAGGTCTACAACCTCAACCGATCCAGCCGGGATCTCCTCGCCGATGACGATACGGTAGCCCAGCTCGAGGCGGGCTATGGCACCGCCCGGCCCCAGATCTTCAAGGGCCGGATCTCCAAAACCACCACCAAACGGAACGGCTCGGATCGGGTCACCACCCTCGAGACCGAGGACGGAGCGGACCAGCTGGCAAAGGCCAGGGTCTCGGCCTCATTCGCGGCCGGCGCCCGGCTGGCCGATGTGTTCAACACGGTAAAGGATGATCTCGGGGTGGGGGTAGGCAACGCGATCGAGGCCTTCAACGAGGGGAATTTCACCCGAGCGCTCACCCAGTTTTCCCAGGGGATTGTCCTCAGGGGCAACGGCCGCGAGATGATCGATCGACTCACCAAGGCGGCCGGCCTCGAGTGGAGTATCCAGGACGAGCAGCTGGTGATTACCAAGCCGGGCGAGCCCTTGCCTGGTGAGGCCGTTGTCCTCTCGGAGGGGACAGGGTTGGTGGGTAGCCCCGAGGCCGGCGAAAAGGGGATTGTCAGAGCTCGAGCCCTGATCCAGCCGGGCCTGGACCCGGCCAGGCGAGTCAAGATCGAGTCGGATGAGATCGACGGGTTCTATCGGGTGGTGAGGTCAACCTACACCGGGGACAGCCACGGACCGGACTGGTATTGCGATCTGGAGGTGAGGCCCCTATGACCGAGACCGGAACAACCCAACCAGACCTGGCCGAGGCCTTCCGCCTGATCTTCCGGACTTTCTCGGAGTCGATGTGGACCAGCCTCCCCGGCTACGTGGACAGCTACGATGCCAGCAAGCAATCGGCGGAGGTGGTCCCGGCGGTCAAGGGCTGGCGCCTGCTCCTGGACGGTGAGGAGCAGGACGAGCTACCCAAGATCCCCAACGTCCCAGTGATCCAGCCTTCCGGTGGTGGCTTCCACGCCAGTTTTCCCCTCCAGAAGGGTGACCCGGTGGTCCTGGTGTTTGCTGCACGGGATATCGATGCCTGGAAAAGCTCACCCCCAGGGGCCCCAGTGCAGGCCCAGGACAACCGGATCCACGATCTGACCGATTGCTTTGCCATCCCGGGCGGCCGCCCGCTTGCGGCCCCCTTTCTCGATTCGGACGCCAATGATCTGATCATTGGCAAGGATGGCGGACACCGGCTCAAGATCCCCCAGGACGGGGCCAGCGCCAGACTCGGCACGGACGCCGGCCACCGGCTGGATGTGGACTCGAGCAACGCCAAGCTCGGCACCGATATCGGCCACAGCCTGGCGGTGAGCTCGGACGCGGCCACCCTCGGGAGCTCATCTGGCCAGCAAGTCCGAGTGAGCGCGGCCGCGATCGAGCTCGGGTCGGCGGCCGGCGGCCTGGACTCGGTCGCCCTGGGCGCCAAGGTTCTGGCGGAGCTCGCGATTATCAAAGCTGAGATGACAGCCCAGGTGGCGGCGTACAACCTACACACCCATTCGAGCATAGGGACATATACCGCCGAGCCCCCGCCCCCGGCGGGCGGCGGTGAGATTGTGGACGTTGGGATCACCACATTCCAACAGCCGATCCCGATTCCACCAACGGCCGTAGGCTCCTCCACAGTCTCGGCCCAGGTGTAGCAATGGACCTCAAGCTCAACGAGTCAACCAACGATCTGGAGTTCACTGGCGGTGAGCTCACCCTGGTGGACGGGCTGGCCCGCATTGCCCAACAGGCCCGGATCAGGTTCCGATTTTTCCGGGGCGAGTGGCTCTATGATGAACGGGAAGGCATGCCCTACTACCAGCGGATCCTGGGGGTCAAACCGATCCGCCGGTCGGTGATCATATCGGCCACCCGCCAGGCTGTCCTCGGGATCGAGGGGATGCGGGACGTCTATGATCTCCGGTTCGAATACGAGCCCACCAGCCGCCGGGCCTCGATCTACTGGACCGGGATCGCGGATGATATCGATGGGCCGTTCACCTTTGCGGATGCCTTTGTGATCCTCTAGGGTCCTCCAATGCCAGGACTGGACGCCACAGGCTGGACCAACAAGACAAGCTCCGAGATCCGGGAGGAAATGGCGGACGCCATCAAGGCGGAGCTCGGGGCCGAGATCAACACCCAGGCTGACTCAATCCTGGGCGTGATCCTCGGGATCTATGCCGATCGGATCGGTGAGCTCTGGGAGCTCGGGGAGTCCCTCTGGGCCGCCATGGATCCGGAGCAGGCCAACGATGCCCAGCTAGACGCCCTGGCCGCCCTGACCGGGGTGAGCAGGGCGGACGCCACCCCGACCACTGCAACCGCGGCCCTCGAGCTCGAGCCCGGGACAACCGTGGCGGCGGCCAAGGAGGCCTCGGTCCAGAATGTCGAGGCCTCCAAGTTTGGCCTGGACGCAGCGGTCAGCAACGCCGGCACCGCCCGAAAGTGGGTGGCCGGGAGCTGGACCGCCACGGAGCCAGGGAGCTCCACGGTGGCCAACAAGGGCTCGCTCACTGTGATCGATACCCCTGTGGCTGGCTGGCTGGCCGTGAGCAATGACGATCTCCCGGCGGTCAAGTGGTCTGGCAATTCCCAGCCCTTCACCCTCGCCGATGGCCAGACCCTGGTGGTGGCGGTGGATGGCGGAGGCAACCAAACCGCCACTTTCAATACCGCGGACTTTGCCGATATCGCCAATGCCACAGCCGCAGAGGTGGCCGCTGTGATCGAGACCGACATCACCGGGGTGACAGCAACCCCCGACGCCGGCCGGGTCAAGATCGCGAGCGACACGGAGGGCGCCAGCTCCCAACTCGATATCGATGTGAGCTCAACCGCCACCGGCCTGGGATTCGAGACCGGAGCGATCAACGGGTTTGATGGCGTTGACTCAACGGTCGGGGCGGATGAGGAGACCAACGCCGAGCTGAGGGGCAGGCGGTTTGATGAGCTCGAGCGGCAGGGGAGCTCCACAACTGAGACGATCCGGGCCCAGCTCCTGGCGATCTCCGGGGTGGAGGATGCCAGGGTCTACGAAAACAACACGGACACCGCGGCCGGTGGTCTGGAGCCCCACAGCTCCCGATCGGTGGTAGCTGCTCCCGTGGCGCTGGCTGATTCCGTGGCCCAGGTGATCTTTGACAACAAGCCCGCCGGCGGTGAGACCAACGGGGCCCAGAGCCAGGGGATCGTGGACTCCCAGGGCCTCACCAAAACGATCCGATGGGACTGGGCCACCGAGGTCCCGATCTACGTCAATGTCGATGTGGATGTGATCGCGGCTGACTATGCCGGGGACCAGGCGGTCAAGGATGCGATCTCAGCCTACGTCAATGGCCTCAGGATCGATGGGGATGTGATCGCGGCCAAGGTCAAGGCGGCCGTGTCCGGGGTGGCTGGCGTCTATGATGTCACCGATCTGGACGTTGGGGACGCACCCTCCCCGGTAACTGAGGCCAACGTCCCGATTGATGAGGATGAGATCGCGACGATCATCGATGGCAATATCAACGTGGTGGCCACACCCGTTGTCCCGACCTAGGACCGGCCGTGTCAGTCCTCGAAGCGAACAACGATCACCAGGGTGACGCACGGGACGCCCTCCTCGAGCAATTTAAAACGCTCCCCAATATCCAGGCCGTGATCGATGCGGCCTCGGCCCAGTCCCAGGAGCTGGACCTCGAGCTCCTCAAGCTGGCGTTTGAGCGGACCCTCGACACAGCGGAGGGGGTCAACCTGGACGTGATCGGGAGTATCATCGGGCGGGAGCGGCCGGATCTGGATGACGATCAATACCGCTCGATCCTCAGAGGCCAGGTCCTGGCTAACCTGAGCCGTGGAACGATCGAGGACATCATTGGGGTGATCGCGGCCGTCTATGCCGGAGCCGCCACAGTGCAGGCCGTGGAGGAGTACCCGGCGGCCGGGACTGTCACGGTGGTGGATGTGGCCATCCCTCCAGGCGTCGGGCCCTTTGTGGCCTCGCTCCTGAGGAGCTCGAGGGCCACCGGTTTTCGGTGGCTATTCCACTACTATGAGCGCACCCGGCCTTTTTTCCTGGATGGCTACTTGGGATCGAGATTCGACTCCACTTCCTATTTCTGGACCACCGCAATCGAGGGGACCTAACCCATGGCAACCAGCAAACCAGCAAAGATCCCCGAGTGGAACACCAGCCTCACCAACCAGACCGAGCCCAACGCGGCCAAGAAGTCCCTGGGCTGGGCGCTCAATGAGGCGCCCCCGAGCTCCTACTTCAATTGGCTCCAGTATTTCTGTGGCGAGTGGACCCGTTGGTGGGATGAGCGGGGGCTTGATGGCCTGTACGGTGGCGGAGGGGATGCCGAGGACTTCCTAATCCAGGCCCCGGTGGTCACGGATCCAGGGTCCGGCGGGACAATGGCAATCGCCGGCGGTGATGCCATCACCACAGGCAACGGCGGGGCGGCCAAGGTGATCGGTGGAGCAGCGGCCGGGGTGGGGACAGGCGGGGCGGTGGAGCTCACCGGTGGCGATGCGGACACCGCTGGCAACGGTGGTGATCTGACCCTGACCGCTGGCGCTGGCGCTGGCGCTGGTGGCGGTGGGGACGCCGAGATCACCGGAGGCGCCGGCGGGACCGGCGGAGCTGGTCTGGCCACCCTCAAGGGTGGCACAGGAGCAACCACCAACCCGGGCGGGGCGGCCTCTGTGGTCGGTGGCGATGGCGGCCCAGGCGGGGCGGCTGGCGGCGTAGCAGCAACCCAGGGCGGGGCGGCCACTGGCACGGACACCAACGGGGGGACGGCTACCCTCAAGAGCGGTACCGCCCGAGGGGACGGCTACGGCGATGCGGTGATCGCCGCAATCGATGGCGGCCAGGGGGCCGGTGGCGCCCTCCGGAATCCAACGGACTACCTCCGGGCGGATGGGTCAGCCAAGGCCCTGATCGCGTCCAGGCGGATGGCCGTGACCAACCTGTCAGGGGACTCGGCGGACGCCCTCGAGGTGGATGACAACGCGGCCGCCGGGGCCGGGGCGCTCTACGCTCACAGCCTCAACGGACACGGGGTTGAGGCCGAGGCCGAAAACGCGATCAAGTCCGCCCTCCGGGTGGTCCCTCAGACCTCACCCACCTCCGGGGCCGTTGGTGGCGTATGGGTCCAGTCCGATCGGGCCGATCAGGTCAGCCACCAAAGCGTGTTTGGGGCCGAGCGGGTTTGCTCGGCATTTGCAAACCAGTCCGGCACCCCGGATGGAAACTACACCGCAGAGCAGGTTTTGACCGGCGGTAGCGTCGCATTCCCGGCCAACAGGATCTGGGTCGGTGCCATGTTCCTCCTGAGGATCTGGCTCCGCCTCAGCCACCAGGCCGGTGGCGGCCCGGTGGTCTACCGTCACAGGATCCGCTGGGGTGGCCTCACCGGGACTCTGATGTATGACCTGGCCACGGTTTTGGGTGGTGGCCAGAGCCTCCCCAGCACCGATCGGTACACCCATATGTTGGAAATGTTCCTGAGGTTCCACACGATCGGGGCTGGTGGCGGGGCGATGGTCCACACCAAGGACACGGCCTATCTGGCCGGGGCCGCCACTACCTTCCAACCGATCAACGCCACAAGCCAGGTGATGACGGACTCCGGCTACACCACCTTGGCCCTCCCCACCAATGTGGGCAATAGCCTGGTGGTGACCAACGAATTCACGATCGCAAATGCCGCGATCACCTCTGAGATCCTGGCCATGACAGCCCAGCGGATCTAGCGTCCTTGACCCGGGCGGACCTGTCGGGGATTCTCCCGCCAGGAGGTCCACCCATGTCCAGAATCTACCCCGCGATCCTCTTTGGACTTGCGATCCTGCTCACGGCCGTGAGCGCCGGCGCCAAAACCCAAGCTTTCCGGATCATCGATGATCTCGGCATCAATGGCGAGGACCTGGCGGACACCCCTGTCACGGATGTGATCTCCCTCTACGGGCCACAGGGCTGGGCCACTGAGGTCCTGCTCATTTGGTCCGTGACCCCAGGGGACTCTGAGGATGTGGCGGTCAGCTGTCAGGAGTCCACGGATGGGACGGTATGGGGCTGGATCCCCCACTGCACCGACGCAAGCCCAGCGGTTTGCACCAAAGGCCGGGCCACCTACGAGATCGACGGAGCGATCACGGTCTGGGAGACCCTGGTCAAGGCTCGAGCTCCTCGCCTCCGATGCTACCTGGATGATCCGGCGGACGGGACCGGCTCGGTGGCCTCGGCCAGTGCTTCGATTCTGACCCCATGATCCGGACCATGCTCCTACTGGGGGCGGCCTTGGCCAGCGTTCAGCTTGGTGGCTCGAGCTCCGAGCCCAGGATCGGCGGTGGCCGGCTGAACCCACCGCGGATCGGGGTGGATGTCCCGGCCCGGACCGTCCCGGAGGTCCTCCCGTCCTTTTCAATGGACTTTCCGGCCAGCTATGGGGCCTCCTCCCTCCCCACCGCGATCGATGGGTGCTCAACCGTGTTTCGGTACGTGGGCGATGACGCCACCACCACCACCTGGAGCGGTGATGTAGGGGAGACCCTGGACGCCGCATGCTTTGCAGGTGATTTCACGCTAGGGCTCGAGACCCCTTTGGCGGACGGCACGGAAGCGGCCCAGGCCCCGGGGACCGCCAAGCGCTGCTATCAACCGGACGCATCCGGCACCTACGATCTGGACTTCTCGTCCACCGATATCGTGATTGAGGTGGTGTTCAAGGTTGGAGCCTTTGGCGGTGTCCTCTTTGCAAAGAACGATAGCGGTGGTGGTCCGGGGTGGGTGATCAGGCAAATCGGCGGCCCAGTGATCCGGGCCCAGCTCGAGGACTCTGGTGGTGTGGTAGTCCCCGGGACTGCAACGATCGCCACTGGCGCCTGGTACCACGGGATCCTGGCCTCAGACCAGGACGGATCAGCTCGGTGGTACGTCAATGGCAACGCAAGCGGATCGGCCCAGTCCGTGGCGGCCCTGGGCTCTACCTCCAACGCCGATCTATTCACGATCGGGCAATTCAGCGGTGGGAACGGTGGCGGGGTCAATGAGATCGCATTGCTGGCGGCCTACACCTGTGGAGCCTCCGGCCTCCCGTCGATGGCCACCCTGGCCCGCCAGCGCCACGCCCAGCTCACTGGGGTCTACCCTCAGAGCTCTGACGGTACCGCAACGCCAGCCACGATCGACCGAAGCACGGCCGCCACCCTGACCAGGGGCGGCCTGTATTACACGGTAGGGGAGGACTGGCCCCGGGTGGAGGGTGGCCGATACCTGGCCGAGGCCACCAGTGAGAATCTGATCATCCAGTCCAACAATTTCGGAAGCGGCTGGACCCAGACCAGGGTGAGCACAAGCGGGTCGGCCAGTGGTCCGGGCGGAGCCGCCTGGCTCACTGGCCTACAGGGCACGATTGATGACGATACCCACTGTGTTAGCCAGGCGATTACCGGCATCACCTCCGCCCGCCGGACGTTTCTGTCAGTCCACGCCAGGCCCGGGACCAGGGATTGGGTCGCGATCTGTCGGTCTGGCCCCACCTGTGCCTACTTCAATGCCTCGACTTGCACCGCCGGGTCCGGAGCTTTTCAGGCCGACCTGATCGGGTCCACATGCCGGGGATCCATGGTCTGGTATGCGGTTTCAACCACTGACACGATCGAGATCTGTGCCGCCGAGTCGGATGGCGATCGGAGTTTCTCGGACGCCGGTATCATGGTCTATGCCGGTGGCGCCCAGCTGGACAACACCTCAGTTAACACCTACGCCACCGTGTCAAGCTACATGGCAACCACCAGCACAAGCGCACAGCGAGCGGATGAGGATCTATCCTGGGTGGCCAATGACGGAAACCTTGGCTCCGTGCCAAATCAAAACGGCACCGCCGAGGTGGGCTACGAGTCGATCGGGGCGACGGCCTATTTTGCTGGAAACCTCTTTGCCGTGGACTACAGCACAACCGATCAGGTGTACGCCTACAATGTGACCACCGGCCAGGCCTCCGGGATGACAGTGATCGCCGGCGGTGTGAGCCAAGGGAGCCTCACCGGGACAACCAGGATCTCGGGCGTTTCTCAGGTTGCGATGCGTTGGACTTGGTCCCTTGCGGAGGGTGCCTTGTACGTCGACGGCATTCTCGACAACACAGCCGGACCTTATGCCGCGATCGCCAGCACCTACACCAGGGCGCGTTTGTGCGGCAACCGGCTCGGGCAATTTTGTGCCAGTGGCCACTTTGACTACCTCACCTTGTACCCGGCGGTGGTGGCACCATGACCAGATTGAGAAACATCCTGATCGCGGCCGCGGCCCTGGTGGGCGGGGCGGTCACCCTCCCGATGGCGTTTGACCAGGCCAACCAGGCCTCGGGCGATCCCTATACCTGTGAGGAGCTCGGGGACTTGTTCCTCCGGGTGGACGCCCTCCCCCGTGCGAATTTCTGGTTTGCCTATGAGGTTGGCCACACGATCCCGGCTGTCACCGGGAGCTATG